TGCCTGCGTGCTTCTTTGCGCGGGCGTGATTCACTTCCGCGGGCTGGAAGCCCGCGCCAAGATGTGCGCACTCTTGCCCTCATTGGCGACGCGCACTGTGCGGCACCGCTGGCGCCCCTAGCGGCTGTTGCTGCCGCAGCAAAAATTGCTGATGCAATAACGCGTGGGCACGCACGTTCGCGTATCCCGCTGGCGAATCCACTTTCGCCACCTGCCCCGCATCCGCGGAAAACCACCGCTTGCACGTTTCAAGTTCGACCGCGTGATTATCAGCAAACGGATCCGGCGTGATGCTCGGCACAATTGTCTCCGCGCCGGTTTGCGGATCACGCTCAATCAACGGCTGCTCGATGACGAGCTGCGCGATTTCGCGATACTGTTTCGTCCTCGACTCTTCATCGGGAATCACGATTTCTTCGAGGCCGATGAGCCTCTTGATAAGCGCCAAGTTGTCCGGATGCGCGAGGATTTGCTGAATCTGCGGGTCGTTACTGCCGATCAATTGCATCAAGACAGCCCGCTGCTGCGACCACATCGTCGGATATTGCTCGTCGGTTTCGGGATACGAAAACAAATTCCCTTTCAGGTCGGCAATGCGAATCCACTTCGATTCGAACGCCGAGCCCGCGCCCAGAAGCGTCATTTCGACGTCGCCGGGACGATTCTTGCGGAAGCAATCCACGGCGAGGAGCATCACGTCCGCGTGGAAGAATTTCATCGCGCGCCAAACAAGGCCTATCCGCCCCATCGCCTGATCGCGAGCCATCGCGTATCCTGCGGCGGTGTCGTTGTTCGTCATCGCGCCGCCAAAAAGCGCCGGAAAAGCGCCCGTAAGAAATTGCGCGACGGGCCCCATAAGACTCGCAGCGTGCTCAGCGAGATCCGGAGGAATTTGCGCGGGCTCCGGCTGGAAGAATCCTGCGGCAAGCGGCTGTCCTGGCTTCGCGCGCGCAGGATAGTGCGCGCCGGGTTCAGCTGTTTGCGATTGCAGCGCATCGAAATCTAGGACTTCGCTATCCGCGTAAATCGGCGGAATGCCGTACTCGTACGTTTCGATCTGCAAATTCGAAAGTGTGTTGAAGCGTTCCTGCACGGAAATGAGCGCATCGCCAAGCGCTGGCCGGCCACTCGATCCGTCACCGGGCAATGCGTGAAGTACACGCCAGTGATCGTCCATGTTTTCGTTGCGCGATTCGCAGTACGCGTCCCCCGCGAAAGCCACGTAGCATCCATCGGGATAAAGCGCCAGCAATTCATCGCGAAGTTTCTGATCGTCGAGTTGGTAGAACGACCACGGGCGCAGCCACGTTCTCTGGAACGTGATCAAATTCATGTTGTAATCGCCGCCCTCGGTGAGCGGACCGCCTTGCGACTGCGCGAGGCGTGCGAGCCGTTCGTACTGCGCGGATTCCCCCGGCGCGACAGGCGGCCCAATCTTGGTGGCCGCATGCGGGTAAGCTGCCTTCAGCCGCGCCTGATGCACTTCCATGTTCCATTGCAGAAACGGGTATTCGTGCATCTCGTTCGCCCAGGGCGGAGTCTTCAGCTCGAGGCCGCCAACGATCGTCACCACTTCCTGTCCATTAGGCACCCGCAATCGAGTTTGCGCGGCGGGCACTGTCACCACATCGCCCGGTACGTAATCGCCAAGCTCAAAAAGCGCTCCGCATTCGCAGAGCGGCAAGTCTGCCGCTGACGCGTTTCCATAGGGCTCGCGAGAAGGTCGGCCGTTTCTCATCGGGGTGCTAGTTCCCGAGGGTGGTGGCGCAGCAAGCGGGGCGCCAACATTCGGTGCGGCGGCATTTCCATTCGCCGGCATTTCCGCTCCGCATTGCTTGCAACGCCAAACATCCGGCGCGATCTTCACTTGCCGCGCGGCAATCTGCGTTTCGGGATGAAATCCGAATCGCTGGCCGTCCACAACGTAACGCACATACGCGCCAACTTTGCCGCCCGTCCAAAGCTGAAACGCTTCCTCAACGATCACGTTGCCGATGCGATTGTTTTGCTCGACAAGTTGCGAAACTTCCGTGGCCGCCTTCGCAGCGGAAACATCCTCTTCCGCCTGCGCCGATTGAGGGAAAAATCGCACGCGCGGAATATTCTGTGAAAGGACCGCGATGATGGAAAGGCCGAAAGCCTGGTAGATGTTCGTGACGAATTCGTACCGCGGCATATCCTCGAGCGAACTCTGATCGCTGAATTTCTGCTCGAACGGAAGATGCCAGTTCTGATCCTGCTCGCTCCACCAGAGATATTGCAGGCCCCGCCAGAATTGGTGCGCCTGCTTGATGCGGCGGACTTCCGCGCGTCGTGACGTCTCGGATTCCGTGGTGAAATCGAAAACGATGCGGCGCAACGCAGCCTGAAGTCGATCGGGCAGATGTTCGTTGTTCGCGCCGTACGCCACGGCTTCGAGAACTGAAATCGGATCATCAGGCCGCGCAGGCCCAGTCGCGGGGCTCTCCACCGGCACGACAGCCGGATTCGCCGGCGCCGGTTCGCCCGGAAACGCAATATTTAAATCGTTCGCCATGTGTCCTCGATGCGTGGGTCAAATTCTCGGACGTCACGATAAAAATCGGCCTGTGCCCCAATGAGCCGCGCGATCACGCGCAAGTCATTCGTGGCGCGGCCATCTTGCTCGCGGTTTAGTGTGCGGCGGTATGAATCAAATCCGCGGGCTGGAAGCCAGCGCCCCAATGCGACGTTTGCCTCTCCTTGAGCTGGCCGGGTTTCCCCTTAGTCCGAGACAAAGATTCGCGTCTAATCCTCGGCAAGAGCGTCGCGGAGAAAATTCACCAGATCTCCCGGCGTCGTGAAGACATGCGTCTCAGGCTGGGTCGCGAAAACGCCGCGAGGCACAAATCCCGGCGCCGCCCGCGTTCCGGAATGCGCCGCAATCCCCGGCGTCTCCGATGGAACTCCAAACGCGCCGCGCACGCTATTCGCTCCCGCTGGCGCCGCGTCAATCGTTTCGCGATGTATATGCGCCACGTACCCACGCGAATTGCGCCCGCTGGAACGCCCGCCACCCGGCGTCGCTGAGATTTCGATTTCCACGCGATGTATCGCGGTCGCGGGTGAGTCGCCGGTTTCCTGCCCGAACGAATCGCTTGCGCCCTCGTCAGTGAATGGATCGCTCGGGCCTTCGCCCAATTGCGATGCGTTGCCAAGCGCGCGAGTGTTCTCGATCGCCGCGCCCATGGTAGGGTTCATGTAATAGCGTCCTCGAATCATTGGCATGTTTGCTCCTCGCTACAGCATCGAATCGAAATTGTCGCGATTGTTCATGCGGCGGACGTTTTCGATCTCGAGCATTCGTCCGATTTGCTGCCACGAACGTCGCCGCAACGGATTAGCGGGAACGATCAGGCCTTTCGCGCGAGCGCTGCGGCGGGTCTCCTCGGAGACGCGATCGCTGTCCCTAGCGTCGCTTTCGGAAGTCGCGCGTTGCGGATCGGCTTTATGTTTACCATCAACGCGCGGCTGGCCATTGTACGGTGCGTCATAAGAAGTGACGCCTTTCCCGGGATGAGACGCAGCCCGCACGTCACGCCCACGTTGTCGCTCGACTTCGGCATCCACGCGCAACGGCGGAATCCCCGCAATTCCGAGAATCGAATTCAGCAGTGCGCGATTCTCCGCGCGCAGCCGTGCATTTTCTTCCTCAAGCGCGCGCGTATAGCGCGACGCCGTGATGCGCAGCCAGATTGTGCGAAGTAGTGAAAGCATGTCATTCACCAAAGAAAAGCGGCTGGTCTCACGCGCTACAAAAAACCGCTGGCTTCACGCGGTTTCTGCGTCCCGAACTGATCGGAACCACCATTCCTACAATTGCCGGAACGGCGCGCCTGGGCGCGGGTGATGTCGCGCAAAGGAGATTGGACCACTGCGCCGCTGTTCATCGAGTTCGGCCTTGCGCGCCTGAATCGCGCGAATGGTCGGATCGTTCAATGTAACGCGAGCGGCGATGCGCTGGTCGAATGGCGCATTCGCTCCGGTCTGCGACCTCATCCGCGATTTCAATCCGTATCGCGCCGCGTCGGCCGCATCGTCGCCGTCCATTTTCTCGATGTCCTCGACCCGCGCTGAATCGCGCACCAGCGACGGCAATGTGCGAATCAACTCCGCGCACTTCTCGGTGATCATCCATTCGCCGGCGTCGAGCATTTGGTACATCAGTAGCCAA